TCATCGAGCGCCTCCGAGCCGAGGGCGACACCGAGGGTGTGGCCACTGTCGCGCGACTGATCGACGTGAAGGTTGCGGCAGCGGATCTGGCCACCTATGAACGCCAGTTCAATGACGCGCTCAGCCGCATGCGGGCCACCGAGGAATCCATCAATCTGCAGCGCCAATCGGGCCTGCTGACCGAGTCGCAGGCACGCGCACAGATCCTGGCCCTGCACCGGGAAACCGGGGTGACCCTGGAATCTCTGCTGCCGCAGCTCGAGGCCAGCGCCACGGCGATCGGTCCTGACGCTTTGGCGCGCGTGCAGGCATGGAAGAACGAGATTGCCCAGGTCAAGNNTGGTGGTGGACGACGTGGCTGTGGCCATCGACGGCGCGGTCCAGGATGGGTTCGCCCAGATGTTCGAGGCCATCGGCAGCGGCGCCAAGTCTGCGAAGGACGCTTTCGCCGATTTCGCGAGGTCCGTGCTGGCGGCGATCAACCGCATTGCCTCGCAGAAGCTCGCCGAATCCCTATTCGGGAGTTTGTTCGGCGGCGGTGGGGCGGGCGGCACGGGAGGCTTCGGCGCGCTGGTTTCATCCTTCTTCAAGGGATTTGCGACGGGCGGCTACGTGACCGGTCCGGGCACATCTAC